TCAAGCCCAGCGAATTTCGCGCAGCATTCCGTGGACGAGCGTGAATGCAATCGAAGCGAGTGCAATCGGCACGTCAACTGCAGAGTCGACGAGCGATAAAAGTGACTGGCCGAGCACCTGTAGGAATATCATGTGATTTCGCATAATTTGGGCTCGGCGTTATGTTGAGCCGTTGCGCTGGGACTATCCTGCGGCCAGCGCAGCCCGTAGGGCAGGCGTAACATAACGGCGGATTATGCGAGGCGACTGGTACCATTTTGCTCCTCGATCAAGATCTTCCAGGATGAAAAATGGTACCAAACCGCTTTTAGGCTCGATCATGATTTGGTACCATTTCCCTCCTCGATCAAGATCTTCCAGGAAAAGGAAAGGTACCAAAATGCTGATCAAATTCGACGTCACGAACGAGGAAGGCGACCGCCTCAAGATGCATTACGGCCAGAAGGTTGCCAGCAAGGCATTCAGAATGGCCGCATTCGATGCAATCGACCTGCACCGCAACAATCAGGAGCTGCACGAAGTCATCGACAGCCAGCGAACCGAGATTCGTCGGCTTCGCCACATCATCGAGCAGGCCCGCGCCTCTGCTGCTCAGCTTCTTGAGAAAACCGGACAGTCTGACCTGTACGAGTGACCTGCTGCCTCGACCTCGCCGCTCGCGGCGATTAGTCGCCTGCACGCCCTGGACTGATTACTTCGCGGTTCCCGCGACGATACCCGCGCAGCGGCCGATCTCCCCTCAACGAAAAAGCCCCCGACGGCCTCAACGGCTCGCCAGGGGCTCTTCGCGATCCTCGCTCTACTGTCCAGCTACCAACCCAACCCGCGCCCCGATCTGCCCAGCTGGAACCGCTCCGGGCGTCTCTCTGCCGCTCTCCCAGGATCATCAGCACCGCTGACGGTTAGGTCACGAAGTTGCAGTGGTTCCGCCGCGCTTTGGCTTCACCGGCGCAGCCGGGTCCACCATCTCTAATGGTGGACTCTTGTCTCATGGTGGGACTTTTGCGCGATTTCTGCTCAGTCTTTCTTGAGCACTTCTTCGCGGTATTTCATTACATCCTTTGTGGTTATTTGGTCGAGATACTTCCAGAGCGTCGCGTTCACTAGGTCGGCTTCGGCTATGTCTTCGCGGGTCTCGACGATCATGTTGATCCGCCTCTCTTTGATCGAGTCTGCGAACTCATCTCGCACACGGTAGGGCTTGGTCACTGTCGTCATCCTGGTGTTCCTCTGATGCTGGTTATTCTGTCACGTGTTGCTTTGTAACGAGTTACGGCGTATAAGTTCCGCCATCGCGTAACGTGTAACGCTGTAACGGAATACCGGCATGCTCGATAAAATCCACCTCTTCGTACCGTTCAAGGCTCAGGCCATCGCTACCAGCACTGGTAAGCGCGGCAATGAGCTTTTGATCGTCGACCTGGAAGCCCTGGGCGTTCCGCTCCGTGCTACCAGCGTCCTTTCGGACGGGAAGGGTGGTTATCAGGTCGAGGACATAAGCCACGCTTGGGAATCTCTCTCCACCGGCTTTTCGCCGTTGGCGTTCAAGGTCTTTCACCAGTCGCTCGGCAAGCGCATACAGCCCGGCGTCGAGCTGAAAGCCAGCCCGGCGAAGCTGCTCCAGGGGCACAACGTTTTCGGGCCTACCTCGATCCGCAAGGGTGGCGAAGTCATGCTTAAGTGGCTCGCGGGCTCTTACCCGAAGCTCTGGGCTTTGCTGGACTGGCAGTCCGCCCAGGTCTACGGGATTGACTGCACCTATTCCGCCCGTCTGCCCGATCAGCGCACCGCGCTACAGCTTGTCCAGGCGCTTCGCGGCGTTAGCAACGGCCAGACCCGCAACCGCGGTGACGATTACGAAACAACGGCCTATTGGGGTTCCAAGGAAACCCGCCTGCGCAAGCTCAAGGCGTATCTCAAGGGCCCTGAGTTTCGCCGCCAGCTCGATGAAGCCATCAAGGCCGCTCGTGCCTACGGCGGCGCCAATTTCGTTCCGTCCCAGGCGTTCGCAGCTCACCGGCTGCTGGCGGTTCTCCAGAACCCGGCGCTCCAGGAGTGGGCGGAAAACCTTCTTCGTCTCGAAGCCACTGTCATGCATCGCTGGCTTGAGCGCAGAAACATCCCGACGAATTTATGGGCCCTGTGCGACTACCAGGAACGACTGGAAGAGCAGGGGAGTTGTTTTATTCAGTGGTGTTGGGAACAAGTAACTAAAGAACTGTTTGCGGCCTTTGAAGGTATCTCCATGCGAGTAATTAATGACGAAAAAGTGCTGGCCGCACTTAAAGCCCGTTGGACGAAGTTCGGAAAGAACGGGAAAGCCAATGAGACAGTTGCTCTCAACCTGTTTCGCACATACCGCAGCATCAAGGATTACGGCTGGCAGGAAACTATGGACTCTATGTCCCGTGCGACCTTCTACCGCCACGTTGATCAGATTTGCGAATGTGGACTTTCAAAGGCCGCTTTGCAGAAGTTGAAGATGGATGACCAGAAGAACAACGTGGTTCCGATCCTGCGCTTCCTTCAAGTCGATTTTAGCGCTCAGCGTCCTGGTTGGTACGTTGAGCCATCGGTGGAGGCTGCGTGATGCTTTCTTGGGCATATCTGCGCGGCTTTCGTGACTACCGCCCGCGCCGTATTTATTGCAACCCGTACCTGCTTTGCAGCTACGACTACAACGAATATGAGCGTGGTTGGTTTCAAGCGCATAAGCGTACCGGGCTGTTTTCATGATCGCCCCAACTATCAACGTCCTGGTCGTCACTATGTGCGGACTGTTGGCAATTCACTTTCTCGGGCGCTGGGCCCGTTCATAACCGAGGTAATCACCATGCTGGTACAAATGGGCCTGTGCAAGGGCATCTCCACCAAAGAAAAGATGAATGGAACCATCATCGAGCATTATTTGGTTCTCACCGCTCCTGGTAAAGACCAGTTTGGCCAGGATGTCGAACAGTCTGTTGGCATCAAGGTCTCGAAGCGCCAACTCGATTCGGGCATTGAAAATGCCTACAAGAAGTACATCGGCCAGCAAGTAGCTGTCCCGGTATATGCCAAAGCCTGGAAGTCTAAAAATGGCACCGCTTTCGGCATGGACCTGTGGCTTTCCGATGACGGCCTGCCTGTACCAGTTCAGCGCGTACAGGCCCGTCCCGCTGCTGTTGCCAGCTGACCATGGCGCTCTGCGTAGAACTGGTCGGCTCGACCCTCACCGCCGTAGGTGAGTATTCCGACGCCTGCTCGGGCTACGCACTTATGACCGCGCAAGAGTTCGCCAGTACGCCAACGCTGGCGGCGCTCTTCGCAGTACCGGAACCAGAGACTGTCCAGACCGCTTTCGCTGCTGGGCTGACTCTGCCGCTAATGCTCTGGCTTTCCGCCTGGGCGTTCGGTGTTGTAGTGAGTTACATCAACTCACGCACCGATGACACTGTAATCAACGAGGAGTAACAAATATGGACTTTTCCGCAATCGTAGGCGCTGTCGATGCAGCCACCGTCGTGGGCGCAATTGCTGCCATCGCTGCAATCAAGGTTCTGCCCGGCGTCGCCAAATGGGGCTTCAACAAGGTTATCGGCTGGTTCCGTTAATCCTGCGATAACTCCAGGGGGCCACTTCGGTGGCCTTCTTTTTTGGAGCTACGAACATGCTTATACAGTTCGGTCTTTTCTTTTGGGGCGCGCTCTGTGCCTGGGCGATCATCGTGGGCTTTTCGCATGCTTAGGGGAGGGCGGTTCTAATGAAAAGGATACTTCTGATGTTGCTGGCTGCGGGGCTTTGGCATTCGTCTGCTAGTGCGGCTGATTATCATTGGGCTGAGAGTTCAAACAGGCCAGAAGATCGACGGTCTAACCCTCAAGATGCATGCAATGTCGGCGCGTCTGGCCTGTTTGCTCGCAATATTCACCCGTATGACAATCGTTATCGTGCTGAATGCAGAAGGAGTGACGGGACGTTTGCCTACTATGTATATCGTTTCGGTGACTCATGTCCATCGGGCACAGAATACGATGTTGCTACCGGAGCCTGTAAGGCACCTGATAATCCATGTCAGGACAAGGCCGGTCTTGAGTCTCCTTTCTCTAAAGCCGGAACGGCTCCTGATGATTTTATGTCCATTTCTTCTGGTGGGATTGGAGTTTCTCAACGCCAAGGGTGCAAGGATGGCTGTGCCGTCGAGATCACCGATCTTCGGTGTAAAACGTTTACTTCAGGTCCTTATCTTTGCCGTGGCCTTATGGGCTATACAGGTCAGCAGTGCTCTACAACTGGGTCTGGCACTGAGGTTGCAGAAGACGTAAGCGACTCGGTTGATCCTGAAACTGTTAAAGAAGAAAAGCCCTGCGTATATACAACCGTTGGTGACAAGCAAGTTTGCGAGTCCAAGAAAAGCGAAGAAAACACCGGGCAGTCATGCGGTGAGGTTAATGGAGTTAGAACATGCGTTCCTAAAGCTCCGGACAAAAACGGCATTGATATCAGGACTGAGGCCACCACAAAGACAAATCCTGATGGCACTACGACCACCACTAAAACCGACACCGCAACTAGCACCACCTGTAAGGGCATAAAAAACTGTACGACTACTACCACCACCGTTACGACCACCACTACAAAGAATGCCAATGGGCAGACTACGGGTTCTAACTCAACTTGTACCGGTCCGCTTTGTCCAAATAAGTCTTCAAACCCTGACGCGGATGGGGACGGCTTCGGTGATTGTGCAACGGGCAATTGTGGCGGCGGCCTTCCCGGCGGTCCTGGCGGTTCAGAAGTTGGCGCACAAGATTGGTTTACTCCGGGTGATGATACGTTCGGGAGTGTGCTGACCGAATTTTCGCAGAAGGTTCAGCAGCTGCCCGTAAGTGTGCAAACAACCAAGTTCCTCACTTTTAACGCCTCTGGTGCATGCCCGCGCTGGAGTGTTTCAACGTGGGTCTTCGACTTCGACTTTGACCAGTTTTGCACCGGTGATATTCCGTGGTCCGCAATTGCAGCGGTCATCATCGCTGCAGCGTCGTTTCTCGCATTTCGCATCGCGTTCCTGTGAGGTGAGCAATGGAAATCTTCACGCTTGAATTCTGGAAAGGCCTTTGGGATGACTTCACCGAGTACCTTGCCGACCTGCCGATCCAGCTCCTAAAGAAGTTCCTTGACGGCGTGCTCGAAGTTCTCGGCGCTATCCAGCCCCCTGATTTCATGGGTACGTCCATTAGTGACCACCTTGGCCCGACGATGGAATTCATCGGGTTCTTCCTTACCCAGTCCGGTATCAGCCAGGCATTCGGCATCCTACTCGCCGCTGTCCTTTTCCGCCTTGCTCGCAAGGCCATCACTCTGGGGCGTTGGTAATGGCTATTCACTTTCACGAAGGCTTGCCGGGTGCTGGCAAGAGTTACGAGGCATGCGTCTATCACATCCTGCCCGCTCTCAAGTCCGGACGGCAGGTCATTACCAATATTCGCGGCGTCAACTGGGACAAGTTCGCTGAGCTACTGGACGAGCCTGTCGAGTATGTCCGCATGCTGCTGCTTTACATCGAGCCAGCCGAGCAGGACGGGGAGGCCGCTGACATCGAGCGCGTTAAGAACGAGTTCGCCGATCGTACGCCCGATAACGCGATGATCGTTTGGGACGAGATTCAGGACTATTTCCCAAGCGGTAATTACAAGCTGCCGCTCAATCAGCAGAAGTTCTGGACCGAGCATCGGCATCGCGGGCTTGAAATCGTCATCATGGGTCAGGACCGCGATGACGTGCACAAGATCATCCGCAGCCGAATTGAGGACATTGTTTACTTCCTCAAGCTGCAGGCCGTTGGGCGTCCCAATCAGTACAAGTGGGAGCAGCTGCAGAAGCAAGCCAAGGGCCGATTTGTGAAGATCGGTTCGGGGGTCCGTTCGTATGACTCGAAATACTTTGGTCTTTACTCGTCCGTCCGCCGTGAAGGCGTAGGCACTGGCGTTTACCAGACCGGCCGCACAAACGTCCTCAAGAACTCCAGAGCACTTGCCATGGGCGTTCCTGCTGCCTTCGTTCTTGCCGGCTATGCCGTGTTTCACCTCATTGGCTTCTTCGGCGGTAGCGGTCCCGTCAACTCTGAGCCGGCCACCAAGGTCACTGTCGCCAAGGCTGCCCCTGTTGTCTACGAACAGCCTCCGGCTGGTCTCGTCAATCCTGATCCGCCAACGTTGCACGTTGCCCAGTCATCGCCAACTGCCGACCAGGGCGACGAGGTGCATGCAATCGACTACCTGGACAATCTCGCGCAGAAGTACACCGTCAGGGCTACCGGCATCATCGACAGCCAGAAGGAAGGTAAGCGCCTAATGGGCCAGATCGAATTGCTCGACAGCTCCTACAACGTCAAGGAACGCATGTACGTTCATGAGATCGTGGCCATGGGCTGGACCGTCACACGAACCGGTTACGGGCTGCTGCTCGAAAAACAGGGCGTTTCCCATGTTGCCCGGACATGGCCGCTCGACCTCAAGGGCCGAGTCAACGAACGCACGGTCAATAGCCTGTCAGGTTCCCCAAGCGGCGTGCCGCGGGGAACCGGGCAGGCGTCATCCCGGCAATCCGATCTCGTCGTCGTCGGAACCGGCAAACCCGGCCACCTGTGGTGATCCATTCAGATTGGGCGCTTCGCATAATCTATATTATGTTAAATTGGATATGAGTTGCGTCTGCCAGCTCCGTATCCTCGGCGCTTGCTTTCTCCACTCTCATGATTGCTACCACCCTCGCTTCTCTCTCGTTCTTCACTAACCGCGAGGCGGTCCCGCGTTTCA